CTATATTAGCTGGTTTTTCCCGTTTAAAATCAAAAATCCGTATTGCTATTGCACTAACTGCGCACAACCGATAAAACCGAAGCGAAAAACGAACTACTGCCCAAACTGCGGCGCAAAGATGGACGGGGGCACGCCATGAAGCATTCCCCTGATTTCAAGCCAACGTGCAAATGCGGCGCTGAGCTTAAACGGATGTCAACGAACGTGTACACGAATTTCACAACGATCTATTACGACTGCAAGCAATGCGGTGTGAGACATTCGTTCAAGATGAAGAAGGACGGAACTGTAGTGGAACACAGGGAAATCGGGGTTCGGGATCATCCGCACAGAACGGCACGCAGGCAGATGAAGAATAATCAAACGTTATGTTGGGACTGTAAAAACGCCATAGGCGGCGGGTGCAGTTGGTTCACGGATTTCACGCCGGTTGCAGGCTGGAAAGCGAAAAAGGAACGGTTATATGCCGGATGTTCGTATACGGTAGAGGATTGTCCGCAATTTGAGGATGGGAGGGCGCAATGAGTAATGACAACATGCGTGCCGCGGTTCGGCGGCTATTGAAACGGTGGGGCGCAGCGACACAGATGTGCCGCAGAAAACAAGAGGAAATCGCAGAATACAACGGCCTGATAGATGCAACATACGGGTTGCATGCACAGAAGTTAACCGGCATGCCGCATGGGGGCGAAGTATCAAACCCTACTGCTATAACAGCAGAACGTGCGGAAAAGCTGCGGGATGCATATCGGCGCAGGATAGCAGACATAACGGATGACATTGCGAACCTGATGGACTTTTGCGCGGCCATTGACAGCCTGCTGCTTGATTTGCCTGTCGACCAGTACAAAGTTATCGATTTGCGATACAGGCGATTCAACACGGCGAAAAAGCCGCCATGGGTGCGCGTTGCGCGGATGGCAGGGGTGTCGGAGGATCACGCACGTAGGCTTGAAAGATGGGCGGTGGACAGGCTGACAGAAGAAATTGATATAAAAACGTTAACATGACCGTTTTTGACCGTTTCCATGATGTATAGTAGTATCATCGGATTAGGCCAATGACAAGGTCGATGCTACTAAATACCTCCTGTGCGGAAGGGGCGGCGCGGTGCGCTGTCCCTTCCGTATACTGAAAGGGTTCGTATGGAAAACAGGATTAAATTCATCAGCACGCCAACGACATGCAAGGAGTGCGCCCACTACGATGCAAAGGCGAAGAAATGCAAGTTGAAGGTATGCAGATGTCCGGCGCGGAGATAGTATGATTGATTTTGAAAATCTAGACAAACTGCACTTAAACGGTGTTGGGAAGTATAATATCCCGTATATAGAACCGGAATTCACATACCCACACGGCGATTTTATACCCATGAACTATGCAAAATCTGCGAAGGGTGCAAAGACGAAAATTGTGCATTGTTTCGTGGATGATTACCAATTTACCCGTTATTGGAACAGGCCGGATGACTACACAACGAAGTTAGCTGAATTTGCTGCTGTATGCTCTCCAGACTTCTCAACATATACAGATATGCCAATTGCGATGCAAATATATAACCATTATCGAAAACATTGGCTTGCGGCATATTGGCAGATGCACGGAATTAGGGTGTACCCTACAATTTCATGGAGTACCCATGAAAGTTTTGAATGGTGCTTCGATGGGGAGCCAGTCGGAGGTGTGGTTGCTGTATCCAGTGTCGGAACGCAAGCGAATTCGGATAGCAAGCGGCTGTTTCTTCGCGGGTATGATGAGATGATGAAACGACTGAATCCGCAATTTGTAATATTTTATGGCCGTGTGCCAGAAGAATGCGATTGGAACGTAATACGCATAAGACCGCACTATGATGATATTGCTGAAAGGAGGAAAAAGAAATGGGCGGACGCGGAAGCAGCGGAATTGTCTTAAGTGGAGGATTGCCAGCGCTGATGGGCAGTGAAAAACAAATTGCATGGGCCACATCAATACGGGAGAATGCACTGGGACAATTGGATAAAATGAAACGAGATGTTGATACGGCAGTAAAAAACTTCAGGGGCGGAAAAATAGACAAAACAGATCCTGGGTTTGCGGAAAGGGCAGCCGAAAATATGTTTAAATATTCCGCGCGGGATGTAATCACTGTCAAAAAAAACACAATAGAATGGTTTAAAAGAAATGCGTCAGCGTCATCGGTGATAGATAAAAGATTTGATCTTTCTGAGCGGGAATTAAAGTCCAAGGTACAGCAAGAGCGGCACAATAGAAGGAAGCGCGATGGCACCCTGCCAGAGAGGGAAAAAAACAAATATTGGCGTTGAAGTGGTGGGGTGATTAAATGGCTGCACGGCTGACGGACAGGCAGAAAAAGAAAATCATTGCGGATTATCTTGAAACCGAAAGCTATAATGCCACGGCAAAGAAAAACGGTGTTTGCGGGCAGACGGTGCGCCGAGTTGTAGAGGAATCTCATGGGATCACCGAAAATCTCAAGAAGAAAAAAGAAGAAAACACGGCAGATATTCTTGCGTACATGGAAAGCCAACGCAAGGTTGTATGCGAAATCATAGGGAAAGGGCTTATGGAGCTGAACAAGCCTGAGAAGTTAGCCCTTGCGACACCTGCGCAAATCACAACGGCATTAGGCACATTGATAGATAAATGGACTAGCATTAGCGGCGGGACATTGGATGCGGGGAAGGATGATGAATTAAGCCACAGCTTGCGCGAAATGGCCGGGGAGTTAGAGAGCGATGATTAGCGCGAAGCAAAAGAAAATCCTTGCGTTCCCATATTCCAAGTATGATGCGCTGATTTGCGATGGTGCTGTACGCAGCGGTAAAACATCCATCATTACATGGGCGTTTGTTGATTGGGCTATGCGCGAATTCAGCGGGCAGCGGTTTGGAATCTGCGGAAAGACTGTGGATTCAGCAACAAAGAATATTATTGTGCCGTTCATATCTATGTCACTTGCAAAGGAACGCTATACGCTACGTTGGCGGCGTGCTGACAAGGTGCTTGAGGTGACGCGCGGGGCGGTCAAAAACTATTTTGAAGTGTTCGGCGGAAAGGATGAATCATCCTTCTCATTAATTCAGGGGCGCACACTTGCGGGCGTTCTGTTGGATGAAGTGGTGCTAATGCCGCGCTCATTCGTAGAACAGGCGCTTACCCGCTGTTCTGTTGACGGTGCAAAACTGTGGTTCTCGTGCAACCCAGGAAGCCCGCAGCATTGGTTTTACACAGATTGGATACAGCGCCACAAGGAACGGAACGCGCTGTATCTGCATTTTGAAATGACCGATAACCCAGGACTGTCAGAAAGGACGATAGAACGCTATCAAACCATGTTTACTGGCGTATTCTATGACCGCTATGTTCGCGGCCTGTGGGTGCTTGCGGAAGGTCTGATATATGACTTTGGGGAAAGCAATATTACTGACGATGCGCCGGATGGTGGCGAGTATTATATCTCCTGCGACTACGGAACGCTTAACCCGTTTTCGGCGGGGCTGTGGTGTTGGGATGGCAAGACGGCAACACGAATCCGGGAATATTATTATTCCGGGCGTGATGAACACCACAACAAAACCGATGAAGAATATCACGCTGATCTTGTGACGCTTGCGGGGGATTTGCCTATACGAGGTGTGATCGTTGACCCTTCTGCGGCATCGTTCATCGAAGTAATCAAAAGGCACAAGCAATTCACTGTACGTAAGGCTGTGAATGATGTTATTCCGGGCATAGCGACCACCGCGCGGTATCTGCGCGATGGAACGATAAAGGTTCATCGATCGTGCAAAGACTGCATCCGGGAATTCGGGTTGTATAGATGGGATGAAAAGTCCACGGAAGACAGGCCAATCAAGGAAAACGATCATGCGATGGATGACACGCGCTATTTTGCCATGACCGTGCTTCGGAACAAGGTGGGAAAGGCGAAATACGAATCAATTTTGACGTAATGGAGGCGACCGGCTATCAAAACATATCAGGATTTAATCTCTGTAGGCGAAAACGAACGCGAAAGGATGGAATTTATCCGCGCCGCCATTAATGACCATCGCGGCAGCGCAGCGTATAGAATTGCGCTGGATGCAGAGCAGTACTATGATGGCGAAAACCCGACTATAAACCGCTACGAGAAAATCATATATGACCTCAAAGGCCGTGCGCATAGGGACATGTGGACGGCGAACCACAAACTTGCATCGCGGTTTTTCGGGTTCGCGGTAGATCAGGAAAATTCGTATCTTTTGGGCAACGGAATAACGTTTGAGCAAAATGGAACAAAGGACAAGCTGGGCGCTGACTTCGATCAGCGTTTGCAGGAAGCGGGCGAATATGCACTTGTGATGGGTGTTTCGTTCGGATTTTGGAACTTAGACCATTTGCAAGTGTTTAAGCTGACCGAGTTTATCCCGCTGTATGACGAGGAAAACGGCGCATTGATGGCGGGTATTCGCTGGTGGCAGGTTGCGAACGATAAACCGCTACGCGCCACGCTGTACGAAGTAGACGGGTATACTGAATACTTCCAACCAAAGAACAAGGATATGGAAGTCCTGCGGCCAAAGCAGCGGTATCAAAAGTATATCCGCACTGATGGGCTGAACAACACGGAAATATTTGACGGCGACAATTATCCAGGCTTTCCGATTGTGCCGCTCAAAAACAACAGGCGGTGCACATCAGAACTATTGGGCAAACGCAACAGCATTGACGCGCTGGATTTAGCCTGTTCCAACATGGTCAACAATGTCGACGAAGGAAACCTGATTTATTGGGTGCTGACGAATGCCGGGGGAATGGACGACATGGACGATGCGAAATTCATGGAGCGCATCAAAACGCTGCATGTTGCCCATACGGAAGATAACACGAATGTAGCGGCACACACGATTGAAGCTCCGTATCAGGGGACGAACACCACAATTGACATGCTGAAAAAGAAGCTGTATGAAGATTTCCAGTGCTTCGATGCTTCGGCGGTTTCAGCGGGCAATCAGACGGCTACGGCGATTAAGGCAAGTTATGTTCCATTGGATTTAAAGGCAGATAGGTTTGAACGGCAAGTGACTGACTTCATCCACGGCATCCTTGAAATCGCGGGAATCAGCGATAACCCGAGCTATACGCGGAATCAGATCATAAACAAATCCGAGGAAACACAGACGGTTTTGCTTGGAGCGCCGTATTTCGACGATGAATACATCACTAAAAAACTGCTTACTATCCTTGGCGATATCGACCAATACGACGAAATGATGAAACGCAAGACTGCCGAGGATTTAGGACGGATTGAAAGCATCCCCAATGATGAAGGGCAGGATGGTAATAATGGCGACATCGACAATTAACACATTGATAATCTGCGTGACGCTGCTTGCGCTGTGCATCGTGGGGCGTAAGGGATGAAACCCGACGAAGCCCACGTATGGACGGATGAAGAACTGAAAAAGCTCGAACGGCGCATATCGAATGAATACCGCAGGGCGTATGACGAACTGGACAAAACAATCCACGATTATTTCAACCATTTTGCCAAGCGGGACGCGGAGCAAAAAGCGCGGCTTGATTCAGGGGAAATCACAGAACAGTATTACAAACAATGGCGCTTAAACCAAATGGGGCGCGGCGAGCGATTCAAGGCGCTGCAAAAGAAGGTAGCAGAGCGCATGACGCATGCAAACGAAGTCGCGGCTGCATATGTAAATGGTGGCATGCCGCGCATCTACGCGCTGAACCGCAACTATACGGCGTATACCATCGAAAAAGCCGTTGGAAGCTGCGATTTCATGTTGTGGGATGAATCCACAGTTAAGCGCATGATCGTTGAAAACCCGGATGTTATGCCGTACTACCCGCCTGATAGGGCTGTTGATCGCGGTATCGATATCGCCTATGGAAAACAGCAAATATCAGCTAACGTGACAAGTTCCGTTTTGCAGGGGAAAAGCATTAAGGATATTGCGGATGATTTGCAAGCGCGCATTGCAACCATGAACCGCGACAGCGCAATAAGGGCGGCGAGAACAGCGGCCACAAGCGCGCAGAATGCCGGGCGGCAAGATAGCTATGAAGCTGCGGCCAATATGGGCATTAAAGTGCGCAAGCGCTGGATAGCGACCAAAGACAACCGAACGCGCCATGAACACGGCATGGCAGACGGCCAAGTAGTGGAATATTACAAGCCGTTTGATGTGGGCGGCTATGAAATGATGTTTCCGGGCGATAAATCCGCACCGGGCCATCTTGTGTACAACTGCCGATGCACCATGCGGACGGTGGAGAAGGACGGCATCGAAGCAGAGCCAAGGCAAATGCGGGTACGCGACCCGATAACGGGCAGAAATGAACTCGCGAGAGATATGACGTATCAGGAGTGGTGCGCCATGAAGGAGCGGCAGCACGGAAAGGGCGATATGGAACTTGCCCGGAAGAAAGTCAAAAACGAAGCTTCCGACAAAAAGCAATTTGCGGAATATAAGGCTGTTTTGGGGAAGAACGCACCGGATTCCTTTGTAAAATTCCAGGATTTGAAGTATAATAATACTGATAGATGGGAGCGGCTTAAAACAGAAAAACAGCAGACCGTATTTGTCGAAAATGCTCCATGCGTTACTACGTCAAAGAAGTACACGGGCTATTTCCTTAAACCGGGCGCGAAACACGCGCAGGACTTTTTCAACGTTGGCTATACTGCGTATGATTCGCTCCGGCTGCGGTATGATATGGCGCGGCAGTTTGATATGGGAAAAGCAACGAACTTTTCCGTTAATGAAAAAGGGGAGGAAAAATTCATGGTTTATATGCAGCTTGGGGTGACAGAGAAGAAAATTTTCCGTACTGCGTGGCAGAAGGATGCCCCGGACAGCAAACCACGGATTTTAACTGCATTCAGAGAGGATGTAAAAGATGATAAATGAATTTGACCATGTAAAAATCAAATCATCGGGGATAACAGGAATTTTAGTAGATAAGCGCAAGACAGAAAATGGGGTATTTTGCATTGTTGAGAGAGATTCTGACAACGAATTGATTGACTGCACCGAAGACGAACTTGAAAGGCTTGACTGACATGGTGCATATATGCAAGTTGAAATCATCGATAACAGCAAATTGGTTTTGGATGAATTCAAGGATGCTGTCATGCGCGCGCTGGAACGATGCGGATTGCAGGCAGAAGGATATGCCGCAGATCTCGCGCCGGTCGATACTGGGAACCTGCGCGATCATATATCGCATACGGTAGATGCGTCTGAGCCTGCGGCGTATGTTGGCACAAATACGGAATACGCCCCTTACGTTGAACTGGGTACCGGCATCCATTATCCGGGCGGCAGAGATACACCTTGGATATACCAAGACGCAAAAGGAGATTGGCACAGAACGAACGGCCAAAGACCTCAACCATTCATAAAACCTGCGGTTGCAGATCACGCGCAGACATACCGAAATATCATAGAAGACGAATTGAAGAACGGATAAACACCCCGCAAAGACGGGGTGTTTTTAGTTGGTAAAACCCGCGAAGAACAGCGGTTTTTATAAATACTATCGCGGCGAAGAACAGCCGACAAAGGAAAGGAAGATAGTGTCATGGCACTAAAACGCAGTTTTTTAAAAGGTATGGGTTTAACGGATGAGCAGTGCGACAGCATCATCGAAGCGCATGCCGAGACAGTGGACGGCTTGAAGGCTGACCTTGCAAGGTACAAGGAAGGCGCCGGAAAGGTTGAACAGCTCCAGAAGGATTTGGAGAAGGCAAACGCTGACCTTGAATCCGCGAAGAAAGACGGATGGAAGGACAAGCACGACAAAGTCAAAAGGGAATTTGACGATTACAAGGCCGGAATCACAGCAAAGGAAACCAAGGCCGCCAAGGAAAAGGCGGTGAAAGCGTACTACGAGAGCAAAAACATTACCGGGGATAACCTTACCATTGCCATGCGTGGCAGCGGTGCGGAGATCGAAGGGATTGAACTAGACGGCGACAAAATTAAGGATACCGCCGCGCTAGATGCCCTTGTCGGTGGCGCGTTTTCGAAACTTGTTTCCACCACGACCAGAACGGGCGCGCAAACGTCAACGCCGCCGAACAACACGGGCGGTGGTTCTATGACGAAAGATCAGATTTTTGCCATCAAGGATAGGACGGAACGCCGCGCTGCAATTGCACAAAACATGAATCTATTTCAAACGATGAAAGGAGATAGCCAATAATGGAAGCCGAAAACATTATCAAATCCGCAGACCTTGCCCGTGCGCGCGAGGTCGAATTCACCTATACCTTCGGTGAAAACATCAAAAAACTGATGGAAGCGCTTGGCGTTACCCGCAAGATCGCGAAGCAGGCGGGCACTGTGCTAAAGGCGTACAAGGCAACTGGCACGTTGGAGGATGGCGCTGTCGCGGAAGGTGACACCATCCCGCTGAGCAAGTACAAGACTGAACCCGTAACGTTCGCAGAAATCACCCTGAAAAAGTGGCGCAAGGCTACTTCTGCCGAAGCAATCATCGAAAAGGGTTACGATCAGGCCGTTACCATGACCACAGACCGCATGCTGTTGGATGTACAGAAAACCATCCGCACCGCGTTTTTTACGTTCCTTGCCACTGGCACTGGAACCGCCACGGGGACTACCTTCCAGGCGGCGCTTGCGCAGGCGTGGGGGCAGCTTCAGGTCAAGTTTGAGGATGATGCCATTCAGTCGGTTTACTTCATGAACCCCTTGGATGTCGCGGACTACCTGTCCACGGCGGATATTACATTGCAGACCGTTTTCGGCATGACCTATGTTGAAAACTTCATCGGCCTTGGAACTGTGTTCTTCAACAGCTCCGTGCCGCAGGGCAAAATTTACGCAACGGCCAAGGACAATATCGTCCTGTACTATGTCCCGGTCAATGGCGCAGACCTGAACGAGGCGTTCAGCTTCACCACAGATCAGACGGGATATATCGGCATCCACGAAGAACCCGACTACACTAACATGACAGCATCTGACACTGTTGTAAATGGCATGGCACTGTTTGCGGAACGGCTTGACGGCATTGTTGTGGCAAGCATCAGCGCGGCGGGCTAATCGTTAACGGGGGGGGGATAATATGGCAACAAAAACGACAGATAAAATTGAATACGTTGTAACCGCGCCTAACGGCCTGCGACTGCGCGATAAGCCCGATGGTACCCCCATGATTGTCATTCCGCACGGATGTTTGGTTGCGGGCGCATCCGGGGAACTGTCGAAATGGCTGAAAGTGACCTATGGTCTGCGAACTGGCTACGTAATGACCGAATACATCAAGGCGGTGGTATGATGCTTGAACAAATTCTTGCGCATCTGCATAACTGGTTCACTGTCGAAGTGAAAGAAGGGACGTTCACGATTGAAGGGGGAAGCATCGCGCTTCCCTTCATTCTTTCCGGCCAGTATTTCCGCATCTGCGGCAGCATATTCAATGACGGCCTGTATCAGTACCCTCCCAATGGGCTGACGGATGAAACGTTTTCAGGCACGATTTGGGCGCTAGCCGTCCCCAATACTGTTATCGACTTGGCGGCAGAGATGGAAGAATGGCAGGCGAAAAATGGAGACGCGGCGGCGGGGCCGTACCAGTCCGAAAGCTTTGGTGGCTACAGCTATTCCAAGGCCACAAACGCCAACGGTGGTACGGTAAATGTATTTGATGTCTACAAATCCCGCTTGAACCAATGGCGCAAAATCAAGGGGGTGGATCCGTGAGCCTGTTGGATAATTTCGGGCGCTCATGCGTCCTGTTGGAAAAAACGCGCACGGATGACGGCGAGGGCGGTTATACAGTTGCATGGGCTGACGGTATAACCTTCACGAATCACCAAGCGCTTGACACCTCCATGGAAGCCCGCAGGGCCGAAAAGGAGGGAGTAACAAGCGTGTATTCCGCCCTTGTTGATAAGGCGGTACCAATCGAATACAACGACTATTTCCGGGATACCGCAACGGGCGAAACGTACCGTGTCACGTCAAACCCGGAGGAAAAGCAATCCCCAAGATCATCCACCTTGAAGCTGAAATACTTCACGGCTGAACGGAGGGAGCTGCCATGATCGTGAATGTATTGGGTTCCGATTATGCCGTCATGGTAACGAACGAAGCACAAGAACCACGGCTAAAAAATAAAGATGGCTTCTGCGACGATACTTCAAAAGAAATTTTTGTGGAGGATTACAAAACCGTATCTCACGAAGATTCGAAAAGAAATCTGTTGCTGCAAACGAAGAAAGTTCTGCGCCACGAACTAGTTCATGCATTTCTGTTTGAAAGCGGCCTTGCGGAAAATAGCGGTTGGGCGCAAAATGAAGAACTTGTTGACTGGATAGCCATACAAGGGCCGAAGTTGCTCAAGGCATGGCAGGAAGCGGGGGCGTTATGACAAAAGCGGCAGCGCTTCAAGCGTTTTTTGAATCGTTTGGGATTACGGCATACGCTGCATCTTCCGTGCCAGAAGACACTGAATTCCCGTGGCTGACCTATGAAATGACCGTAGATGCATGGGGTGGCGGGGAGGTTGGTTTGACCGTCACCCTGTGGTACTACGGCACAAGCCAAAAACCTGCAAATGACAAGGCCGAAGAACTTTCCGCGGCCATCGGCTACGGTGGCAAGGTTCTGCCTTGTGATGGTGGGTATATATGGATTAAACGCGGCTCGCCGTGGTGCCAAAACATCACGGACGATTCCGACAAACTGATTAAACGGCGGTACATCAACGTTACCGCCGAATACCTAACACTAAACTAAGGAGGATTTACATGGGTAAATTTACCGTTATTCCGCAGGATACTTTTGACGGACTGCAATTGGATGCTGGTGTCCTGTTGAAAACATTTAATCCGGCACAAGTAGCAGCGCCCGATGACGCAGATATTATATGCGCAACCACGGGCGGGATTAATGCATCCTGCGTTCCAACGTATTCTGACCTTGGCGAGGATGTGGACAACTGCCCCAACAACACAAAAGAACTCAAGCACTTGGACGGATGGAACTGCAAAATGGCATTCACGTCCTTAGGCACATCAGCGGCAAATATCAATCTGGCTTTGGGTGCTGCGGATATCGACAGTGTTGACACAACCAAGATCACGCCGCGCAGGGACCTTGCACAGACTGACTTTTCCGATATTTGGTGGGTTGGTGACCGCGCGGATGGCGGCTGCGTGGCTATTCAACTGAAGAATGCGCTTTCCACGGGCGGTTTCAGCATCAAGACCACCAAAAACGGAAAGGGGCAGGTATCAGTTGAACTGACTGGGCATGTCAGCATTAATGCACAGAGTGTTGTGCCGATGGTATTCTATTCAATAAATCCAGCTACGGAGGGTGGTAAGTAATGAAGCTGTCCGAACTTTCGACCGAACGCGCGGCAGATGTGCTGTGTGAAATCACGCCGTATGTTGCCAACCTGACCGGGGATAAGGCGCTGCTTGATGCGCTGAAAACCGAAGTTGGCGCGGGTGACAAGAGCGTTGCAGAGATTTACACGATTGGCGCAAAGAAAATCGCGGCCATTGTACCGATTGTGCTGAAAGACCATCGACAGGATGTGTTCGGCATCCTTGCAGCACTGAATGAAACGGATGTCGAAACAATCACGCGTCAAAACATCCTAAAAACCATTCTTCAAATTCGCGAACTGGCGAAGGACAAGGAACTGGCCGATTTTTTCAAATCGTGGGGGCAGCAGGAGGCGAGCGCGTAACGCTCGCCTTGTTGTCCCTGCGCGGCTTTTCGGCGCGTTCGTGCATTGCCGCACTTCCTGCGGCCTTAAAACGCGACGAACACGCCGAAGCGTACCGCGTATATGTTACCGACACGCTGAAAACCATCTGCGAAAACACCGCAAGACAGGGCGGGTACTGCATTAAAGTGCGGTATATCGACCTCATAAACCCAAAACCCGAAGATACCCGCACGGGTGATGATGTAATCGAACACATGAAATCCAAATTGCGCACGATTGGGGGGTGAATGAAATAGATTTATTCAACCTTTTTGCAAAGATATCGCTGAATACAGACGATTACGAAAAGGGGCTTGAGGACGCAAGCGGAAGAACAAGCACATTTGCTGACAAGATTAAGGGCGGTCTTGCCACTGCCGCAAAGGTAGGGGCTTCCGCGCTTGGGGCTGCTGCTGCTGCTGTTGTAGCACTGACGAAACAATCCATTGCAAACTATGCCGAATACGAACAGCTTGTAGGCGGTGTTGAAACGCTGTTCAAGGGTTCTGCTAATGCTGTGATTGGATATGCCAATAACGCATATAAAACGGCTGGGCTGTCTGCGAACCAGTACATGAACACCGTCACAAGTTTTTCCGCATCCCTGCTGCAAAGCCTTGGGCAAGACACCGAAGCCGCGGCGCGATATGCTGACATGGCAATAACGGACATGTCGGACAACGCGAACAAGATGGGCACAAGCATAGAGATGATACAGAATGCCTATCAGGGATTCGCAAAGCAAAATTATACCATGCTCGATAACCTCAAACTCGGTTACGGTGGCACAAAGGAGGAAATGCAACGCCTGCTTGCGGATGCTGAAAGGCTTTCCGGCTTGAAGTTCGATATCTCATCCTATGCGGACATCGTTGACGCAATCCACATCGTTCAAACCGAAATGGGCATTACTGGAACAACGGCGTTGGAAGCAAGCACCACAATTCAAGGCAGCTTAGCATCTGTAAAGGCAGCATGGACGAATCTGTCTACGGGATTCGCCGATGAAACACAGGATTTGGATGGGCTTATAACCAACTTCACGGATAGTGTCGGAACAGCGTTCGGAAATCTTGTCCCACGCATAACGGCAGCTATAAGTGGGATTGGGAAAGCCATCCCTAAGCTTGCGTCAGTTCTTACGAAGGAATTACCCGGGCTAATTAAATCTACATTGCCGGTTCTTGTAAGCGCTGCAACTGATTTGGTGGTTGGAGTTGTGGATGCGTGGCCTGGCTTTATAACGATGATAACGGACATGCTCCCAATGCTGATTGAAACGATCGTAAATGCACTACCAGCATTGCTTCCTGCGCTGATAGGTGGCATTGTGGCGCTGATTGTAGGCATAGCAAACGCGCTACCAACAATAATCGTTGCAATAGTCGATGCACTGCCTACGGTCATCCAGTCGATATGCACTGCGCTCATAGAAAATATTCCGATCTTAATTCAAGGTGCAATACAACTTGTGCTTGGAATCGTGCAGGCGCTGCCGGAGATCATCACATCGTTAATTGATGTGCTGCCGGACATTATAATGATGATTATTGAAACGGTCATATCTAATGCCGGACTGTTCATCGAGGCTGCTGTTGAGATCATATTTGCCGTGGTTTCGGCATTGCCGGAGATATTTCTTACGTTGGTAACAAAGCTGTTGGAGCTTGTAACATCTCTGGCCGAAAAGATAAACGATAAATGGCCGGAGTTTAAGGCGGCAGCGAAAGAATGGATTTCTAAACTATGGGACGGAATAAAAGAGAAATGGGAGAACGTAAAAACGTGGGCATCGAATGCGTGGGATAAATTCGTAGAGGACATCAGGGATATAGGCCCGAGGTTGTTTTCAGCAGGAAAAGAGCTAGTAAATAATATATGGGATGGAATAAAATCCGTTTGGGACGGCCTGGCAAGCTGGGTTTCGGATGCATGGAACAGCCTTTGGGGCATTACATCCACCACATCTTCTAAGACTGGTAAAAAGATTGTTTCTGTTGGACAGGTTGCCGGTTCCCATGCGTCCGGCCTGAACTATGTTCCGTTTGATGGCTACATCGCGGAACTGCACCGTGGCGAAATGGTAGTACCCGCAAAACAGGCTGACGATCTACGGAAGGGCAAAATGCGCCCAACTGTCTCTGTTATCCAGTACATCAGCAGCGAAGCAAAAACGGCAGCGGACTTAATGCAAGAAGCCGTATGGTATCAGGAAAGGGCGGTGCTAACGGGTGTATAATGCAAAGTTCGTGAAAAGCAACGGCGATGTGTTCAATTTTGGGTTGGAATATAGCACCATCCTTGACATATCACCGCTGTCCGAGCTTGATGTGCAGATCGGCACAAATCAGGGGTTTCAACAAATCGGTGATACAATCCAAACGCGGGGCATGAAAGGTGTTTCCCGCACGATAAGAGGCCGCATCATCGGCGAAGCAAATTCGCTGAAAAGGCGGATGCTGACCGTGTTTTCACCCTTTGCAAGCGGCAAACTGTATTTCAACGACAAATACTATTGCAATGCCGTGGTGAAGAAAACGCCCGCTATATCGGTAGACGACCGTGACGCAGAATTTTCCATGATGTTGTATTGCCCGTCGCCATACTGGTATGCAGCGCAGCAGTCCAGTTACTCAATAGGCCGGATTATTCCGGCTTTTCACTTCCCGACAACCTTCACGGCCCACAAATTCGGCACAAAGAATCCAAGCGCATTTATCAACGTGTATAACCCCGGAGAGGATACCAGCGATTTTGAATTGGAGTTCGTCGCAACCGGCGATGTTACGACCTGCGGCGTGCTTGACATCAACACGCAGGAGTTCATCGAAATCACAGCAAATTTGACCGTAGGGGACGCTATACGCATGTACAGGGATTCTGGTAGGCTGCGCGTTGAAATGCTCTCTGGCGGCGTTGCAACAGACATTTTCGGGCTTTTAAAGTACGATTCCAACCTTTTCACAATCCGAAGCGGTGATAACGTGTGGAAGATATACGCAGGCACGGGCGTTGACAATCTGTCGGTTGAAGCAACGTTCAACATTGCATATCCGGGGGTATACGATGGAATGTAGTTTTTACGACATGTCTTTGACGCGCATTGGCGCAATCAGCACATGGGTTAGTATGGTGTGGGAGGACTGCTATAACACAGAAGGTAAATTCCAAATCGAATTACAGTATCAAAAGGATATGTTCGATTTGATACAGCCGGATGTTTATTGCGGCCTTACGGGCCATGACACCTTGATGCTGATTAAGTCCGTACAGGTGAAGGATGGGAAAATCGTTGCGAATGGTTTTTCCGCATGCACAAGGATCTTGAACGATCGCGTCAGCACACGGGTTATTTCGAACCAAAACGCCGAGGCGGCGCTGTTGTCGTTGATAAGTGCTATGCAAGCATGGCCGCGCGTATACGCCGGAGAAGCGCAGGGGCTTGCGGACATATACGCGCCGCAAATATCTGACGGCGCACTTTTAAAGTATGCCCTTGCAATATCAGCAGAAACTGACATGGGATTCAGGATGCGGCACGACCCAGCAGCGAAAAAGCTGATATTTGAATGTTACAAGCCCGCGCTCAACTCGAACGCGCGCTATTCCACCAAATACGGGAACATGGGCGATATAACCTATTCGAGTTCGGATGTGAATTTCAAGAACGTTGCACTTGTGGCCGGAGCCGGAGAGGGAGCAAATCGCGTTGAAACCTATGCAGGCGCAACGGACGCAGCAGCAGAGCAAAGGCGCGAAATGTACGTTGATGCGCGGCAGGAACAACCGGATGAAGGGGAAACGTCAGAGGAATACATTGCACGGCTTCAACGCGTAGGTCTGGAAAAGCTGACCGAGCAAGTCCGCATAGAAAATATAGGTTTTTCACTGGATGATACTGCTCGGAAGGTTGGTGATCTTGTCTTGTGTAAAATCCCAGAACTTGGCGTTGATGCGCAAGTGCGTATTACAGGTATAACGGAAAAATCCCAAAACAATAAATTGACCCGTACCGCTTCACTGGGTACGCCGATCATTGCTAGGAGGTATTAATGTCAATCATAACATACCCACTTGACATCATTGAATACGAAGCGAAGGACGCTGAAACCTACTTGTGTTCGCGCACGAGCGGCGTTTTTGCATCAACCGGGCATTTTGATGCATCCGTTACCGGGACGCGCGAGGTGACGATTTCGAGCGGCCTTGCGTGGATTAAAAATGCGGATTTCAAGGGGAAATCCGTACTGAATGATGCAGCTGTTCCGATTTCTATCCCGATTGCGGATGGTGTTCTTGATCGCGTCGACCGAATCGTTCTGCAATTCAGCAAGACGGCGAACGCGACAAGCATTGTTTTGAAATCAGGCACGCCAAGCGCGACGGCGGTTGCCCCTGCAATCGTACGGACAGAAACGGTTTACGAGCTTGGGCTTTGCACTGTGTCCGTTCCGGCTGGAAGCACAGCCGTACTTGCATCCCATGTTACGGATACGCGCATGGATGAAACGGTGTGCGGCCTTATGCGGGATGGTGTGACTGGTATCCCAACCGCAGAACTACAGGCGCAGGTTGAAGCCCTTATAGCTGATTTGCGGGAACAGATAAGTAACGCGGCGGCAGGCATAATTTCCCCATCCCAAATCGGGGCTATGGGTATAGGTGCGGATAATGGCGCTGTCGGCACCAAGTACACCACATCCATCGAACCCGACACCGCAGACAACGCAGCAAGCATAATCCGCATCAAGGAAAATGCTACGGGCAATCCGCGGGTGCTTATCGCGGCAAATACCGATGTAAATACTGGTGAAGTATCGCAGATTGTTCTTCGTGACGGTACGAATGTTGGAAAAATCAATATCCAGTGCAATACCTCCGGGGCAAAAGGCATCAGAATCACAGATGGCAATAACGTGGAACGTATAAAGCTGTTACACACAACCACGGATGACACGTGCAGATTCCAAATCAACGATGCAAGCGGAAATGA